CTCATCCCAGCTATAGCTACTGACATTTGAAAGAGCTTGACGTTCGCATTGTCGTAGTTCGACGCGGCCTCAAAGTACTTCGCCTTTGCATCTCCAATGATCCGGTCTGCTGCAGGCCCTGTGAGTTGTGTCATCTCCCTCAGCATCTGGTAGAAGTTAATCTCAGGATGAGCTTTCTCAATTATGCGCTCTTGCCTGTCAATCTCCTTACCAGCATCCGCTATGTTGAGATCTCCAAGTAGAGATTGCACTTTGGCATCCTCCGGGGCCGTCATGATGAGCGCTTCTTCTTGGTCAGCATTTGAGGTAGGCAATTCAGAGTTCGCAGGTCGCTTGTCATTGTCAAAATATTGCTTGATAAAGCTAGGGCTTTTTGTAGAGATCAAACGCGGATTTTTCATGGCCTTCTTGATGTGGTCATTGACTATCGAGATCGTGCTATTGAGTTCGTCTACCCTTGGCATGCTCCCAGCGAACGCACAAGCGCCGTGATCTGTGCCACGATCCGAATGTTTGATCCATGCCCCAGGTGCAAAACCATAGATGTTAGGGGTTGAGCTGACCAGTTGGTCATCATGGTAGATGGATATACCATCTTGACCTACCACTTTGCGATACATATACGTCTCAGTTGTTTGATACACACCTCTCTCATCAATTTCTCTCTCTTCCACTCTATATTCCATCACATATGCTTTTACATTTCCCCTATTGTCCAATTTTAGATCACAGATAAACCCGGGCCATAGCACATCTAGATAGACGATACCCGCCTCAACATCATCCACCACTTCTACGAAGACATCGCCTAAAGCAGCCCCATACCTGACCTCAACACTCTTTTTCGCTTGCCAATTGCTCCACTGCCATATTTGTGCCACTGCGGATTTGAGAGGATCGGGCGTGTCTTTGCTGAAAGGAATAGCACTTTGTATTCCTTCTGGAAGCTCCGAACCATCTTCAGTGAGTTGACCAGGGTATACCTGTCCTGCATAGAAGTCAACCAATGCTTGAACAGGATTTTCGATAAAGCGCATGCCACGATACAAGCCGTATCTGCCTACGTAGTCCTGCGATAGCTTGTTATACCTGTCAAACATCTGGTTACTATAGTAGTACCACAAGAGATCATATGATGGCGCATAATCTCTGAAGGTACTAGGTGTGTAGATGCTTGACGGATCTTGAAAGACACGTTTCCAAGCTTGAACTGTATCTTGTGTGGCAACCATACATTTACTCCAGAAATTCATAATCTATCCTGCATACCTTATCATAGCATTAATCGCTTCTTCTCCTACTGTACCAAACATCCCTGATTGCACAGCATACCAAACAAGCGCTAAGCTAATCACACAATCATCGTTACATCCATCAGGTGCGCTGTAGATAACATTTCTACTTGGACTAATCTTATACTCAAATTGCCTCAATTCTCCTACGACCACAGGGATATCAGGCATCTCGAATGCTTGGTCCTGGATACCCAACTGCAGCGTCTCGACCAGGATCTTTTTCGATGGATTTGTAAATACATACCCATCGCAATTTGGATAACTCTCTCTTAATAGCTCAAAAACCACATCACCAGCACCTGTTGAGTCCATTAGCACAAATGCATTGTTAAACCGGATCGCTGTATGTACTACTTGTTTCACCTGATAGGTATAGTCAGCATGATGAAATCTATGCCACCACACTACTTTACGCGTCGTCATGTCCATGATCGTTAAGACGCTATAGTCCCTGTACTTTGCTGGGTCCCAGCCTAAGGCATACTGATGTCCATATTCAGGCTGAAACTCGATATCAAGCTTGCCTTTGAGAATACCCTCTACCCTACGAAATACCCCGGCGCTCTCTTCCAGGAACTGAGCATCGTATTCCTGAGCATATGTATCCTCTGGTAGTTCCTTCTTGGCTGTTTCAATCTCAGCTTTGGGTATGTACGGATTGTCCGATGTAACAGCGTGAAAGCTTTCCCAGTCAGGGTACTCAGGGTCCTCACCACGATTGAATAGCTGAAAGAATAAGTTGCGACCTTTGGGCGTACCGATGATGAGCGCTACACCGCCTGTATCTGAAAGAGCAGGGCGGATAGCGTCTGTCCACATCTTAGGATCTGCAAGAGCATCGGCGGCCTCGTCTATGACGATGAAATGATACCCGTCTCCGCGTAGAGAGTCATAGTTCTCAGCACTGAAGAACTGGATGACCGAGCCATTTCTAAACTCAAATCTCAGCTCACTGTCAGACTTGCGAGCGATGATGCTATTGCCAGTCTTGGCAAAGATCTTGCGTATGAGCCGATAGACGATCTTGGCTTGCTTAAACCAAGGAGCCACCCAAGCACAATTGGCATCCTTATGGCTAAGGGCAAACGAGAGTATCTCGTATATTGCCATCAACGTCTTGCCAAATCGCCTACCACATGCCACAACTCTAAAGCGTGCTTTGCTCTTATTGATACGCCACTGTCCCGTGTGAGGAGAAAATTTCAGTCGTATCTTTTTTTTAGGTGCCGTCCTGGTGACACTGAATATACTCAGCAGCCAGAATAACAGGAGAGGGAGCATTATCCCTCGCTTTCCTCGTCCTCTGGTCTATTCCCTACCAGTTCGATATCAAATTCCATAGCGCCGCCATCTTTACCAGTCAGTTCTTGCTTCTTCACTCTTTCGCCCATCTCAGCAGCTATTGACGCTTTATACTTCTCAATAAGTGTGAAGAGTGGAGCATTGAAATGCACAATATCAGCAGCATAAGCATTAGGCCCTGCTCCTATTGATTTCACATCGGGTATCCATACTTTATTCTCGTCTTCAGTCATATCGATAAGTTTATTTAAAATGTTATCTAATGATTGTATGCGCTTGTATTGGAGTGCGAAACCTGTGCGAAAAACCTTCTCTTTCTCTTGAGCTATAACCTTCTCTTGCGCCTCTATCCAATGTGCATCCCACGCGGCTGCTCTTTCCTCCCATTGCCACTTTCTTGCCATTTCATACCAAGTGCCATCAGGCTCTAGAACTTTTCGAGTTGTTTCAGGCTTTTTCGAGTATTCTTCATGAAATACAGCAGCAATAGAGCGACCAAAATCCATGAGACGAAAGGCATTGAACCGACCATACCATAGCGTCGGTTCTCCTTCTTCTGTCATTTGCTCCCAAGATTTACGCTCATTGTCCATAGCCTGTCCTCACGCCAAATCCTCATACTTACTTGTTATCGCCTCTTGCCCATTAATCGTCCTATGCCCTTCCACTTGCGTTACCCAATCGAAATGTGTCACTCCATACTTCCCATGTATGTGTACCGGACCCGAGTAGAGATCCATCCATACAATTTTGTGCTGTCCAGGCTCTATCGGATCAATGGCCTTTACAACCTTGATACCTAGCTGTTGCAGCGACAAATCGAGCAGGCCTCTCACTCTTGATCGATACAGCCCAATCGTGACACTGCCGTCAAATACTGTAGTGCTGTTATTGTGTATATCGAAGAAATAGCGATATTTGATGTATGGCAGTTTAAAGAGTATTAAATTGTGCTCTAATCGCACTTTCTTGATGATTGTGCTTGTAACAACTATTGCCATGAATTGTACCCTATCGGCGTATTCAGCGACCGTACATTCGAGTCGATCGACTTACACGCCCAATACTTCAATCTATCCATAATTTCATCTTTTGTCATCTCTTTATGATCATATTTCTCAAGAGTGGACTTTATCTGCTCCCACTCATCAGGAGTAAAGCTGATGACAAGCTCAAATGTCTCATCTTCAGTTGGATCAACAGCTACATTAGGCATTTCTGTTTGCGCTAATCGTTTCTGCCATCTAGCATCCTGCTCTTGCAGTAGTTTGTCTAATGCGTTTATGTCCATACTTTCACACTTATTTCATATTCTGAGCGGATAGGCATGAAATCGTCCTCATGCCTATCCTTAGGAGAAAAGCCTTTGGTGGATCGGTTATATGAGCAGCCAGTTGCTACTCATCTGTATTCTAACATGACATCATGACGACGTAAAGAGAAAGGCCAATTAGAAAGGGCGAAAGTGCTAACATGGGGATTTGTGGGCAATAAAAAGCCTCTCCTACTTTCACTCGAAGCGCGGAGCTTCAGAGCTGCTTGCAAGAGAGGCAATTTGTGCAAACCAGCGAAAGTGCTAACAATACGCTAGACTCAGTGTAGCACTCACGTCAAGAATGGTCACTCCTCTGTCTTATCACGCATGCCTCAATATCCTCACGGTTATACATAAGACGGTTATTTAGCCATTCCGTCCGTATTGGCTGTTTCTTGCGTTTTGAGAGCAGTCGGGCATAATCTACTGATATTGGGCGACCATGTTTCGCACTCAATATTTGAGCAGCATCGGATGCGCTAATGTATTCACTAAGAGCAACTATTTTCTTTGCCATATATCATCTCCAGAACAATATACGCGTATAGCAAGTAAAAATCAAGCAACTTATCGTCTAGACGATAAAAGGAGTATCGTCTAGACGATAAAATAGGCAGAATAGCTACCGATACTTTAAATATATTCGTAGCTATTTTAATATCTAGACCTTTCCCTCTCTTGCTCATTTCACAGCTTCTCGTCCTCTTGCATCCTTTCACTCATCCTTCCCTTCTTTCTTCTCAAGCATTCTCTCTCTCCTCTACTACTACTACTCTTATATATGCCTGTGTCCCAAAGGTAAAACCTCTCATGTAGTTGATGTGATGCCACATCTCTATCATTGCTAGATAATACTTCCAACTCATTCACTCTTACCTTCTCTTTCACCTTCTACTACATTAGGCAATACTGCTAATTTATCGCCTTTCTGGACCTGATACATCTCTGTTTTGCAATTTGGACAATGCGTGACTGATGCATTGTATTTAGGAGGATGTGCTATAGTCTCAAGAGTTATGGACATCACACCCGTGATATGCGTCATATCCCTAAAATAGCCACACGACTTACATATGTAGAGTATCATTCGCTCTTGCCTTCTTTCTCTTTCACTTGCTTTATCCACTTATCATAGCATGTTTTATGTCTATTCGTATTATTGAAGGCATCACGCATAATGTACGTGTTGGCAGGAAACCACTGTTTGCAGTCAGCACACCTGCCTGGATAGCTGCTTACTATCAGCATTTCATAGGCCATTTTTAAACATCCTTTCTGTACATCTGCCATCGAATTTGGCGGTCATCGTGATTTCACTTGCCATCTTGCAGCTCCTTCCACCAAACCATAACGTTTGCTGCAAGCTCATCTAATTCCGTAGCAATTTGTACATCAGGACGTACAAGAGCTGTTTGTATCTTTACGTCCTCTGCTCTCTGATATCCCGGATCAACACCCACAAAGATCTTTTTGTCAGTCATTGACCACGCGCCAAGCTCATAGAGCACAATAGGGCATAAGGTCTCATGTGGAAACCAGAACGAGATAGCCGTTGCTTTCCGCAGGTAGTCATGCTCCCACACGATCTGTTCTCTCGCAGTGTCTTTCTTCATCACAAAGTTTTTGCGGCGTGGGTTGAACACCACAAGATCTGTCAGTATTTGAAGTGTTGTGCTCATAAGAAATTGCCAGTCTGGACAGCCTGTAATTCCACCTGCAAGAAACAAGCTGGTTTCGTTTCCGTCGTATGTTTGCGGTGCTTCGATGTATTGCATCCTTATACCTCTTCTTTCTTGCCGAACACTGAAGCATCAAATTCACCTGTTATCCAAATGCCTTTCTCATTCTTGGCCATCTTCTTGGCCAGCATCTCAGATTCAGTGAGACACCTCCTCTCTGATTTTGTGTATCCTAGTACCTTTTTGCCTTTCTCATCATATGTCGGCTCTCCATGCGAACCGACCCGATGCATATTGAAACCTGACTCGCTAGAGAATATCTCCGAGCAACCGGAACATTGTGAACGTGCCATGATTTTCTCCCTTTGATTTTGCTACTATGCCATTATTTGGCTCTACGTTGACGATTCTGGGCGTTTATGAGTCGCCATGTAAATTCATCCGTTTGCATCCATAAAACCGCCCTGACGTGCCACACGTCTACACAGGATACGCAATCTGCTGAGTATGCCGACTTCTACCAGAGAAGCTTCCGACATGGCCACAATCTTGCCATAAAAATCCACCCGGTAGGCGGGGTACCTGAACGTGTATGGCATCAATTCAGTTATCACGCCATGCTGTCCTCTCTCATATCTACTTTTGTTGATACACAGCACTTTATCGCCTACGCTGTACTTGTGTCGCATTTCAACGACAAAGGTGCTTTGTGGTAGTGAGTAGCTTTCTTTCATTCTAAACCTCGACGATGTCCACATTATAGAGAGCTTTGACTAATTTCCGCTTCAGAACGTACAAAGGCGTCTTAGTAGCATTGCCTCCCTTCACATCTTCTGTTACCATTTCACCCGTGTCAATTTTCTCGTAGCGGAAGTCACCTCGATAAAATCCCAGCTTCTGAGCATTGACGACCAAATCATAGCGTGGCTGTAATTCGATATTGCAGATGAGACCCGCCCGTTCCATCAACAGTAATTCCTGGTAGCGATTGGCCTCTTTGCGACTATCGAACGTGATACCTTGGTGGACTGTTTTGCGATTATGGTATTTTGTAGATTGTCTCATCTCACACTCCATTCACCCATCGCTCGCTTAATCTCACCTACCCGTTCTCTCGTTGCCAGTACAGCATACGCATACCAGCCCTCGGGTCCACTTCCTATCATCAGAGAGCTATTTACCTGCAATGGCCTGTATCGATAGGAATTGCCAAGTGCCATCACTTCTTCGCAAAATGTGCTTATCTGTTCTTGAAGCGCTTTCTTTTTCATCTTGCCCTCTTTCTTGCTTCATTCCGGTAAAATTGATCATCTACTCTTGCCTTGCGAATTGCTAAATCTATCTTGAGCCCTCTCAAATACCATCTAAGAGCAGTCCCTACTAGCCTGTCTTCAGTAACATGTTTACCAAAGATAGCCTCTCTTGCCCTCTTTGCGATGACAGGACCTACTGTATCTTCAAGCTCAGGTAGTTTCATCTTGGAGTACTTGTCCCGCCCTCCTACTTCCATCTTGAGCAGGTACTCATCGCTGACGTGGTATGCATCATGCATGTTTGCCCAGCGGATCATCTCTGCAAGAGACGGTTTCTCAGGTGCTGGTTGCGCTTGAGGTTGTGGTTTTGGAGCCGACGTTTGTTGAGTAGGCACCGTCCACCACCGGCCTCTACCATCTTTGATAGCGTCGTAGGCCAAGTTGATGACCTTCATTCGCTCATGCGCATCAGGGCCTTTATAGATGTCAGGATGATATTGCTTGGCCAAGCGATAGTACGCCCGCTTAGCATCACCAATAGGAGCGCCTGATGGAATTTGTAAGATGTCATAGGCCGTCATCATCATGAGACTACCTCCTGTCTATCTAGATCCTCAAGATAGATGAGAGCTGTCCACATGAACGCCTCGTCTCCTTTGTCGAATGATGTGTAGGCGCTTCCCCTAACGGCAGACCACCAGACGTATTCACCGGGGCCTATCCTGTACGTGTACAAATCTAGCTCAGGATAGCCGTGTCTACGTCCCCAACTCATCACTTTACCGTGTTGTTCGTGCTCAGCACACCAGGGAAAACCAATAGCGTCTTTCATGACGGTAGGACGCATGCAGACGGTACACTGCTCAAGTCCGTATTCCTCTTTGAAGTCCTGGAATACTTCTTCTAGTTCGCTCATTCTTCCATTCCCTCATCATAGCTATTCTTAAATTTCGTGATACGAGGACTAAATACAAGTTGTACATCATCTATACGGCCATTTCTATTCTTTGCCACTTTCAGAGTAACCTCATGCAGCATGCACTGTTTGCGCTTTTCCATCTCTTCTTCAGTGGCATACACAAACATCACCACATCGCTATCACGGCCTATACCGCCTGACTCATTGATGTCTGATAGTTGAGGCTCTTTTGTCTGGCGCTTGTCAACCTCGCGATTGAGTTGAGCCAACACGAGGATGGGAATATTCAGCTCACAAGCCAGTCGCTTCATTTCTCGGCTCAGCTTGGCTATCTCTTCTGCTCGAGTCTCATGTTTGGCCCTGCCATCTGCCGACGTTTGAACCATCTGCAAGTAGTCGATGACAATTAAGTCGAGCGGCTTGCGAGCATGCATCTGTCTCGCCTTGCTCTTAATTCCTGAGAGCAAGAAAGTCTGGTCGTCAATGTTCATGTCGCATGCTCGTAGCGCCTGTGCTCGAGTCTTAAGTGCTCGTAGAGCCACCTGATCTATCGTTGCGTCTCGCAAGAGTGCCTGATCTATAGCCGCTTCCATCGACAGCACACGCTGTACCAATTCGTTACGGCGCATCTCAAGACTGAAGAAAAGCACACGCTTGGCATGTTGCATCACATTCACAGCGACATTCAAAGCGAACGCCGTTTTCCCAAATCCAGTTAATGCGGCTAATGTATTTAATGTTCCAGGTTGCAGACCGCCTATAATCTGGTCTACACCAGTAAAGCCAGTCGGCAGCCCGTTGGCTATGCCCTGCTCTTGGTTCTCAATCCTATGCTCTAGATCGACTATGTAGGTGTCTAGAGCCTCTGCAAAAGTTGGGACGCTATCAGCATTGGCCCCGGTGGCTATTTCATAGATGAGCCTCTCAGATTTCTCTACCGCGTCGTCATCCTCTGAGTAGGCATAGCCCACAATCTCAGTAGCTGCCATGGCCAGCCGTCGCATGGTAGCCTTGCGGATGACAATCTCTGCATAATCCCCCACGCTTCCAACGACGTCCACTCTGTTTGCCAAATCAACCAAGTCCAGTCGAGTTATACCCAGCTGCTCGACTCTGTCCTGACGTTCAATCTCATCCCAGACGTTGTCAATGTTGCATGCACGGCCTTGGTTATAGAGACCGAGGGCCATTCGATAGACAAGCGCGTGCCTGTCTCGGTAGAAATGTTCTGGCTGTAAGGTGTCCACTACCTGTTTGATTGACCGGGGGTGTGACAACAGCCATGATAGGATATTGATCTCTGACTCTGGACTTGCTAACAATTTCTCTTTTTGCATCTTACACTTCCTTACTACAGTGGTAAACTTGCTAGGTATTCAGGTGTGATTTTCTGCTTCTTGGGTTTTGTGGGCTGCTCAGGTGCTGGTGCTTGCTTCTGCTTCCACCCATTGACAGCCTTGACCAAATTCCCGGGGTGGACTGTAGGATCTTTAGCCGTTGCGAGCTGAGAACGAGCGTACTCGTAGAGGGCACTCATTTGCTCAAAGCTGGTGATGTGCTTGGAGAGAGTGTTCCAGTAACCATTGCTTGCGCTTGTGGACTCAAATCCAAGCCGAGACCAATAGCCCTGTATCCTCTTACCCTCTGCCGAGAGAAGCGGCTCTGTATTCCTTTGAGTAGACTTGGATGGTAGCTCAGGCTCAGAAGGCGCTGTAACGTTGCCATAAGCAATTGATGTGTTTCGTGTAGTCACAGGCTCTTTGCTTGTAGGGATGGCTATAAGAGAAGAAGGTGTGGATGAAGGAGAGGTCTCTGAATTTGCCGAATCGTTGGTGGCATTCGTACCTTCATTCGATTCTATGTTAGGTTTCTTAGTAGATTCTATGTTGTGTCTACTTTTAGACGGGTCATCGTCTACTTTTAGACGGGTGTCGCGTCTACTAATAGATGCCTCCTCTGAATTATCCCGTCTATTAGTAGACGCGTCTATTTTTGGACGTGTGTGTTTGGGATCTCTTTCAGGCAGAAGCTTTACTCTGCGGTTAAGTTCTTGGTAGCTGAGCCGATACTTATAAGTATCCTTGCCGTACATGCGGTGCTTTTCGCGGGATAGAAGACCTTCACCTATAAGTTCTTCCAGGCTGTCGATAATGACACATCTGCCAAACATGCCATACATAGCCTCTATCCATTGGGGATAGGTCATGTAGATAGCTAGATCCTCACCTTTACCGCGTTTGTCATTCGTCCAGCTTTCCATGATAGCTAAGATGAAAGCTTTGCAGTGAGAGGAAGCCTTGCTCTTATTCTTCTTGTATGAGCACTCTTGGCAGATATGCAGATATTCTTCTCTAAGCTCAATAAAGTAATAGTTTGCCCTGTGCTCAATGATACTATTGTTGCTCATAGACGCGCTCCATTTCTACTTATCGCTATCCAGCACGCCTATGTACTGCCTTGACCTTTTTGAGATCCAAGGCTATACTAAAAAAGGATAGCGAGTTCCTAGGGTTGTCCCTCGCGTTCGCCAAAACTCTTAGGGGCAACCTGAATGCCATTAAATTTTCAATTGTTGCCAGCCACCACACTGGCTTTATTTTTTGTCCTGAATATTCCTCTGTCTGGCCAAGTACTCTTGAAGGTCGGACTCGCTTACCCTCCAAGAGTTCTCGACTTTGTACCCTACTAGTTTCTTCTGCTGTAAGAGTCTGGTGATAGTGTCGTCTGACACTCTCAAGATCTCTGCAATCTCTTTTACGGTCAGAAATTTTTCCATCATTATCGCCACTGGGCTTTGTCTCCTCTCTCTGTGATGTCACCAGTATAGCATACCCATGCGGATAGTGCAAGCATATGCGGTTGTATTTGGGTATTGAGATAGTTTCGTTCATGACCATTGCTCCTTCTGTGCTTTATACTCAAGATAGAGCTGCTTTACCTCTGCGTACACCTTGCGCTGCTCTTCTTCGTCTGTGATGTTGTTGTCTTGTATACGCGTGTGTGCTTCATGCCACACCTTGGCACGGTCAACACCTCGTAAGTCGTCTATGCCATAGCGCTTGTCGCGTTCTGCAATTTCGCGTTCACGTTTGGCGAATGGGTTTTCTTCTGTCATGATGCTATGTCCTTCTTCTGCTTCTCAAACTGCTTCAATGCTGCCAACTCTTTGTGCTTCCATCTATTCTCCCATCCCATTTTGTGTGGCTTGCACATCTTGCATGAACGTTTCTTGTTCTTGAGTCGCTTTCTCATGCTGGCTCCTCCTCGTGTTGTGGGATAAAGTGTTGTACTCTCTCAGCAGTCAGGTAGATACGCACGCGGTCCTCAGCTTCCTCATAGCCGTCAGAGCGTCGTCTGTGGCATGCACGGCAGCAAGGCACCACATTGTCATAGGTAAGTCCACCTTCACGGCGTACCATCTCTATCACATTGCACGTGTATTCTCGACAAAAGGAGCATAGTCCTGCAAAATCGGACAGAGTGGACAGCCAATGGACTAACGTCAATGTGATAGGCACAATACCTTGACGGTGTGCGGCACGGCACGCAGACTCAACACGATCATGCTCACGAAGCCGATCTTTTGAGTAACACCGCTCACACAAGCCGTATGAATGCCTAGCTGAGAAGGTGAGACCGCATATGCAGCAGGTAGAAGTCATGCGGCCTCCTCAGTCAATGCTGCAATGGGAAGGTCTGACAACTCAGCAAATTTTGTCAGTTCGCTAATTCCCCAGTACACCATGCCCTGAAAGTCATCAGAGTATGGCAGTGAAGCGGGATGTCCATATAGACCAGTAGGTGCTGGTAAACATTGCGGAGGGACCCTTTGAAGCTGTGATGCAAGATCGGGAGTCGGAAGGATAAGGTGAAAAATCCACACTTCCATACCTGTCATCTTGCGGACTTCGCGGTAGTTAGACAGGCACCGCTTGTCAATGCCTGTCTGCCATCGTGCATTCATTCGATAGAACGAGGCTTTTGATTTCAATTTGACATCTATCCAGAAAAAAGGAATATCCTTAAAAACAGGTGGAAGGTCGAGTGGGATAAAATTACTTGAAGTTGGCTTAATACAGAATAAGTCAGGCGATACTAAGGTCCTCCCATTTGGCAGGTAGAGACGCGGGCCTTTCCCATTGCCCTCTTCAATCTTATTGACAGGCGCGATAATGTAGCCAAGCTTGCGCAAGATCCATCGGGCGGTTGCATCCTCTGCTTTTCGTCCCCTGGCCAGGAACCTTTCAAATTCTTCTTGGTTATTCACCAGCCAACCTCCTCTGCATAGCTGCAAAATATGTCGGGTCTTTCTCGATACCGATAAACTTGCGTTTCAATTCCTTGGAAGCGGCTCCAGTTGAACCCACACCAGAAAAGCCGTCAAAAACGGTGTCCCCTCTGTTACTGCTAATCTCTATAAAATGCGCGAGCAATTTGGCAGGTTTTTGAGTGGGATGAAGAGTATTACCCTTGGCATCGCTCAGTCGCTCGGAGCCTGAGCAGATAGGCCATTCGATAAAGTCATGCATCTCATTTTCGCCTTGCCAGTGGAAGGAATGGCCACTTTTGCCTTTAGTGAAGAACAGGAGGTGCTCGCAACTACTACGAAACGTGACATGTTCAATCTGGGGGCCTGGGTTCTTTTTGTGCCAAGTGACCATGACATGCACGCGTAAACCAGCCTCTTCTAGGGCCTCTTTGAGATAGGACACATAGCGGTATGAGCAGAAGGCATAGCCGGAGCCCTGGTCTCTGAGGATGCGTTCCCATTCGGTAGCCCACGTGAAGAAGAGTGACCGGAACTCAGTTTCAGCTTCATGTTTATCCCACTCTCCAAAGTCCTGGGAGCGGTTATTCCTGCCATCAAGATTAAATTCACGCTCGGTCGCTATGTTGAATGGGGGATCGGTCAAGACTAAATCAATGCTGCCATCGGCTATTTTCTTGACTTCTTCATAGAAATCACCGTGCGTGAGTTGAATGCTGTTTTTGTTCTGCCATTCCTCTTTGAGCGTATTAATTAGCTTTTGCAGCTTTGGGTGCACCTCTTGCTTCCAATCGGTATCATAGCCGCCACTATCGATTTCATCGGCCAGATTGGTGGTATAGGGCTCCCCGAGCGTGCCGATTTGACCGAGCGCATACTCTTTCATCTGGTTACGCGCGTGGTAATTCTCTGCTAGGGTCTTGAATTTGCCTTTGGAGAAGTTAGGGTTAGTGATAAGTGATGTCACCAGCTCGGTTTGCTGCTGGGACTCCAGATCTAGGATAGAGCGCAGCAAACGTTCAGTGAAAGCAGCCGTGGCTACATCTGCTGGAGCCACTTGGTTTTCCTCGATTGGAGCCGATTTCTCAAAAGTGGCTCCAATCATCTGCCAAGCTTCTAGACAAATCTTTTTTAATGCTGCGTAGTCCCTCACGCTGGCTCGGTCCCATCCAAGCATCTTTCCTACATCCGACTGGGTATACTTTTTCTTCTCTTGATCGTCAACTTCCTCGAGTCTAGCCCAAATAAATTCAGCGTATGTTACTAAATTTGAAGAGACAACTGTCTCAGCTGCGCTATTAGACTGCATAGCCATCTGGTAAAGCTCGGCCTCAGTCAGCTCGGTCTTGATCACACAGGGGACAGATACAAGCCCTAGTCCTTTAGCCGCTTCATAGCGATGGTTGCCGTCTATAAGTTGATAGGTCCCATCTCCTAATGGGACAACCGTCAGGGGATAGTTCTCAAGAAAGCCCGCCCATTTCATGCTCTCTTGCAGACGGGCTACACCCGATGTGCTGATACGCCTTACTGACAACCTGGATACAATCTTTTCCAGGGGGATAACTACAAAACTTGTGGTCTCAATATTGACTGCCATACTAATTTCCTTCTTTCGTATCTTCTGTTTTATTAAGCTGTATCATCAATCTATGTCCTAGAAGCTCTAACCCTTTGCAAAACTGCTCAAGTGATACTTCTTGCTCTAGCATCTTGACACGTTCTTCTAGTTCGTCCATACGTTGCTCAAGTCTGTCAAGCCTTTCAGTAACGCTCTCTTGTGGTGCTTCTTGTTGTTCAATCATTTATCTCTCCTTTCGTGTCTTTTATCGCTTTACTGGTGTCAGTAAAGTGTTCTGGTTTGTCAGCTTCCACCACTTGAGGGACTGGTGGTACGCCCTAGCGACTTTCTCAGCTCGTCCAAGCTGCGTTCAAGAAGCTGCTCAAATGTCCAGGTCTCTACCCTCTGCGGTATGATTGGTTCTTTATCCATGATTAGCGTATGCTCCATTCTCGTCATAGTTGGCTCTGTACCACGGCGCAAAGCCTGGAAAGATGTCTCCCATCACGTCTATCTTCCATTCAGGCAACCTCCTACTTTGCGTCTTTTGTGTTCGCGAGGTATACGGCTTTGCTTTTGTGCGCCCAAATGTTC